ACAACGACTTGATCTGCACGAAAAATTCGTTTTAAACAACAACATTATTCAAAACAGTGAAAATGACTTGGAGTATTGGTGCCACTGGAACAACATCATTCAAGAAAAGAACAACGATTGTGACGAAGATCTTTCAGTCCTTTTTCATCCAATCTATCCTGGACAAACAATCGGCCAATGGGTGGCGATGAAAGTCAAAGCCCCTTGGAAGGTTGACACAACATTCAATAAATTATTCAAACTTGGAAAGGATGCCTACACAAAAGCATCTAAACAGATAGAGAAAGAGAGGAAAAGACTCTCAGATGAAGACAGTGGAATTGGAGAAGAAAGTGACAATGACCATAAGGACGATCTTTTGGATACGTTAGAGAAAGCAACTGGAGCTGTACAATTTATGGACAGCAGAAAGAAGGAAATGGAAAAAGAATTCGGACCAGTACTCACTGAACAGATTTTGTCATCAAAACCTGGCATTTCGCGCATTCAACAAATCACCAACATCGTGTCAGCCACCTCACCATTTACACAATCTGCATCATCATCATCACAATCAACATCACAGTCACAACCACAACCGCAATCACAATTGGAACAACAACAACCTGAAACACCTGCCGAGTCATCATCAAAATCAAAGAAAGAGGACAAAGAGGACGCCTGGATTTTGATGGAAGAAGGAGAAAGTGGAAGACAACCTAAAGAACGCAAACCATCAAGAACACATGATGGATGTGAAATTTGGGTCCCTCTTGAGTCACGTGTAAATAATAAACAATTTTGGCTCGTCGTAATCACACACATCGAACAAAAAATATTTTTACCTGAACACCTCAACTCACTCTCAAACAAACAAATCATTCATCAACTCTTCAATCAATATCCAACATATCTCAAAAACATCGAAATCGTCTTTCCTTTGAGCACTGATGACAACTCATCAGATGCTTCATCATCATCACAACAACAACAATGAAGGTGTGCACCCCCTCCCTCAACTGCATTTAGACCTCTCGGATTCGCATTAGATAGCGGAGAAGGAGACTCAGCGGAAGGGTCTTCTTACAATGAAGCTAGCAGTTTTGGGAGATGGATTTTGAGGTCAACAGAAAATCTCTATCGCTATTTTGGGGGAGAGGGGCAATTCTTCAACGTCGAAGATGACCTCTTCAAGGTTATCTTCGTCGATAAAACGACAAAAGAAATCATTCCTCATGTCATTACTGACAAAGAAATCATTATCAACTCATCATCATCAACATCAACAATGGACGAACGACAACAACTCGCATCAGAAATTTCACATACATCATCACGCCACCAACACGACATGTATATAGAACCACCCTCCATCCCAAGTTATGTCTTTGGTTTCGAAGACTGCCACACGACAGCGTTCAAAGGGCAACCTTTGACAGCTCAAGAAAAAGCGGAATTTGGAATAATTGGACCCACTGACGAAATGCTCAGCGAGCTCCAATCAAGCATGTACTCGAAGAAAATTACAAACAAGTGGGAACAAATTCAATTCGTGAATAGAATACCATTGCCGAAAGCTGAGCATGTAGCCTCCAGGGGTTACTACAAAGCTTACATGCTTGATAGAGTTCTTAACATAGGCTCAGAAAACAATGTAATCTGGGACATCGCTTGTGGATTTGGAGGATTCACACATTATTTTTTAGAAAATTATAAAAACCACAAAAAAACAATCATCATGAACACCATCGCATTACCGGATCACGCACAACCCAAGCTTGACACCATTATATCATCAAACACCAACATCACTTGCATTCAAGCTTGGAAACATCAAATCGGAGAAGTGGAAGGAAAGCAACTCGTAATCGAAGGGTTGTCTTTGGAAGAAATGGAACATCTGGCACGCGAAGACGGAAATTTATTTCATATTGGGAATGGTGAGGAAGAGAGGAAAATTTTAATGACGAACGAAAATCTCACCAAGCCAATTAATAAAACAAGACATCATGCTACGGTGCATGTGTCTCGGGGAAACATTTCCAACGACGAATTCAATGCCCATCTTCGGGCCATTTTCACACAAAAAACGCATCCATTTATTTTAATCGACAACAACTGGAATCATCAACGAAAATTAACATCAATTCGTGCACAATCCACACTCATTCATCGCAAAATCAACGAATATTCATGGAACAAATCGGGGGATGTACGCGATCCTCAAACAATCGAAGCATTCGAACACTACGCCACCATCGAAAAACCATCGTTAATCTTTTTCGACGCCGGAGAAACATCGGGAGACTTGGAGAAGGAGACAAATTGGTTGAATCGATCTGCTTACGGAAAATCAACCTATGAAGCCCTCTGTGAATACAAAAGACAATTGAAGATCGGAGGAACAATGATTGTTAGAGTATTGGGCGTTTCAAAATTCAATTTTGTTGCAATCAATGCTCTATGCCAAGAATTTCGAGGAGCTGCAGCATATAAATTACCGACTACATCGCTTGCCAGTCGTGAATGGTATTTAGTCCTCAGAGGCTACAATCCAGGATCGACCCTCAACCCTACCAACTTGCTCACACATGTTCGGTTTGGGCTTTACAATGGCATGGTTGCCTTTCAAAAAGCAGCCACAGCAGCACTCAAGACTCACCGCACTAGAACAATCAATTTCACATGGCCAAAATTCGAAGGAGAAGATCGGCTCAAATATGGTGAGCAACCTGGGCTAGAAGAACAACACGGTTATGGACCATACAAGCTCAGGTCAGGACACGTCATCCGACCTAACATCGAGGGGAGATGGGAGAAGATCAAAGGTTTTATGTCACGAGTTACTAAAGGTGCAGCGAAGTTCTATCCACCGGTTGGATATTTCAAAAACATTATGAACCTCGCATACTGGGGAGCTCCTCAGAAATACGGAAACATTCGCACCTCAACCGATGATCTAATCTCATCTATTCTCTATACATGTTTTGGCTGGACCAGACTCAATTCAACTGTGGGGCATACACAATGTACAGAAGAACACCTCAAAGCCTCACACGCAAAGCGTCTTGATATCTTACCCGAAGATCCGATTCTAGATAATCAAGACATCCTTATCGACACCATGAATAACGTGCACACCCCGGAGGCCGAAAAACTCTTCGGGAAATTACGATTCCTAACCTACGAAGAAGCTCTGGCCGATCTCAATCCGAAAGGAGCGGGAGCGATCAGAGACGAGGATGCCAAAATTCGTCAATTCCTCGAAAGACCAGATGCGAAGAAGATCACTGAAGAAGCGTTTTACGCCACTTTGAGAGGAGAAGATACGACAAGGTTCTTGACGGCTCGATTCAAGTCTGAAACGAAGGCAAGAAAAGATATCCTAGATGATGGAACCTTGAAGTACAAAGTGGGAGAAGTTGACGAAGACGAACTTGACAAACAAACCCATTTGGCCGCACGTCAAATTCAATATTTCGACATCGTATCACGAATCGTCGATGTCATGATGTTCGGACATCTTCTCAGAGAGCACAATCACAACAACAAACTTTACTACGGGTCCTCTACTGGGGTTCCTCCTTGGATCCTCGGTGGAGTACTCCGCTCAATCTGGGACTCGTATTTGACTGATGACGAAACAGAAATCCCTCACGGAGGAGACAAAGTAACCGGTTTCAACATCAAATTATTTAACAACTTCAACCGGTTTAAAGAGGACGTCATCCGATGTGCTTGTGGTGACTTTTCAGGATGGGATGGGACTGTCTCTCGTTTCGACCTCTTCGAGATAGAAATGGGATTCATTCTTAAATTCTACCCTGAACAGTGCCACGAGGGCATCAGAAACAGATACCGACAAACAGTGTATTCCATCGGAATCACTGATAACAACTACGTCTTCGCAAAAGCTGGGCAACGAAACTCCGGTGATTTATTCACAAGTTTCGGTAATACACTCATTAATGCGATCCTTCATTTCGCAGCCACAGCTCGAGCTCTCGGAATCACAGTCAAAGACGCAACAACACCTACCGGACATATCGACTACAAATTTGGTGGCAAACAAAAAAGATTCTATATCCACCGAATCACACACGTTGCGGATGGAGACGACAACCTCCATTTCGGAACCAAATGGGACATCAATCAATTCGAAACGGGTGCCACATTCTTTCTACGAGGATGTGGGAAAACTATTCGCTCGGAGACCAAGTCTGGGTACGATGTGGCAAAAAATTTCGACGATATTACTTTTTGTTCACATTTCTATCGTCGCATCGTAGTCGGACGAGCTGCCGAAGAGATTCCACGCCATAAATATTTGGGAAAGAATCTCCGCCAGCAGCTCCTTCGATCGAACAGCACCTGTTACTACATGCCTACTCGATCACTAGGCATCATTTTTGGAAAACTCGGCTGCACGCAAAAACGCAGCACTTCGACATTCGACACCTGGAACGCTAAATCAACCGACATAACGAGAGGGAAAGCAATGTCTTTCCTGATGATGTATCCACACATGAGACGGGTACGAATCATTTGCCTCGCTATTTTATCTGCAACGGGTGAAGGAGATGTTAACATCGAACAATTTAACCGTAGGGGTTTCGGCCTCTACTACAACTCTTTCAAAACCATCTCCGGAGCTTTGCGCAGTGTTTATAATGTCAAATCGTTGGACGACATCGGACTTCTCAATCATCGAGAGGAGTTCGATTTTTTCAAACCAATAATTCATAATTCACAACTTACGTCCAACAAGTGCTCCAGGACCGTCAACGCCGCCGTCACGCGAGTTCACACAATCGCAGGAAAATACATCATCAAAGAGCCCACCGTTTGGACTCAATGCCTGCACCTCGCGAAGACGTATGTACAAACTTCTGAGCTGTTGTTCGGCCAGGGAGATGAAGCAAAATCATTCAGAGAAAAGCTCCTTGGCATGAAAAGAAAAGAATTTCAACAGCACCTGAAAATTTCAAAACAACATTACGAGAGCCTGAAGTCCACCGCAAAACACACAATCAAAAACGGGCTTTGGGAACAACAAAAACCACTTAAAACTCTCGTATCAGGTGTCTTCAAAACAATTTTTGGACGGCAGCCAGAAGTAACAGACGAAACTTACAGCGACATTTTCGACCTCAACTACGCCATCGCATCGGGCCGGGGGGATGTCGACTATTTCGAAAACGAGGCCTGGAAAACATCACCATTCATATTCGACAACCAGGACCACCACCTCAACCACACAGAAACACAAGCGATGTTGTCTCTCTACAAATTTCCAACATCAAAACAAATCGCACTCGAACCAGGAAGGGCTCAAGGCAATTCTGTCTTGGTCATACCACCATCTGGAGGAAAGAGTTTGATCGCCGCACAATGGCCAGACCTAGTTCTGGACCTTGACAAACTATGGAAAGATTCACAATACATTGGTGGATCTTCGACAATCG